GCTGATTAGGCAACGGAGATGGAACACTTCTATCTCCCACGGGGCCTGGGTAGGCCCCTACTACTCTCAATGAGAGCAGTACCACCCGATCTTGATGCCAACGGTATCGGGACGTCCTTGACGTTCTAAATGCCTAGCATCAGCAAAAGGATCGCTCCCTCGCTTTAGTAAGCACTTAAGCAGGGCCCACTCGTCTCCCAAGTGTGAAGTCGGGATTCGAGACCTAACTACTGCACCCCTAACCATAGGGTACTGTAGAGTCGGGTGAAGGCGCTCTTCGGCATAACCGAGAACACTCTCACGGCCGAGCACAGGTGACTCTGGAGAAACATTCGGAAAGGGGATCAACCCTTCTAGAATGCCATCCAGGTATCTCGCGGTACCCCAGTAACCAGACCAGTAAGCCTGGTTACGAAGAGAAACGAGAGAAATGACACCTGGAGCGTCCGCACGATGCAAAGGGAGTACATTTCGAACACGAAAGATAGAAATATCGTGTCCGTCGTAATATTCCCTTCCACAGCTCTCTCTGAACCTTCCGGTCCAGAAAGACTTGCTGTGGTTGACCTTGAAGTTTAACTGCTCCAAGGCCTCTACAACGTGTGGCACTACGTCTACAGGGACGACAATGTCGTCTCCATAGACACGCACCCGACCCCGATATGACTCAATGTCACGTCGGGTAAGGCGCCGTCCTAGCATCGATTCAATCCCATAGAAGATTGTCGTCAAAAAGACGCAAACTTCCATAGGAAAGGTCAATGCTGATCCCATAGACGCGAACTTGGAAAGGGGAATAACCCCATATCCAGGTACGTCAGCTCTGGTCGACCTTGTCGCTAGAACTGCCTCAGAGAGGTAGCCATAGTTAAACAACATCGACGTAACGAGCCGAAGGGAGACACGATCGGAAGCTTCACTCAAATCGAGTGTAGCCAGGTCACCCGTAAGGGAGCCCTGTCGAGCAAGGTCCTGGTTAGGAACCTGGTCCTCAATGCCGATCATACCACGAGTGAAGTGATTTGACTCGAGGTATTTCACCATCATTTCCATCAGCCCCTGTTGCATATACTGCATGCAGGTAGGTTCGATAGCAATGATTCGTGGTGTCTTCAACGTCTTAGGCACTGATATGACCCTAACGGGTCTCTCAGTATCAGGATCCAGCCATTCCATGTTGTCCAGGCTTCGAATGTACCTAAAGCTTGGGATCGTATTCTCCGAAGCGGGGAATATCGATTCTAGCCTGTCGGTCCATTCGCGTTGGACATACTTTCCATTGTTGGAAAGTCTGTCCGCGGTTGAGCCAGGACCATGCTTAGGGATAACATCTCCATCATAGATCTTACGATCCATGGCAGAGAAAACGTCACCGAAAAGCATGTTGCTGATCCGTTCGAAGCTCCTTAAGTTTTCGGAGCTAAGATCGTAATTAGCGTCACGGAGTGACTGTTCACACTCGACGTAGTCGGAAAATGCTTTCGTCGTCCTTGCTTT